GTTCCGTGAGCCCGTCAGCGTCAGTCTCGCTGAGCCAGAGTCCGTCAAGCTCCGTGAGCCCGTCAGCGTCAGTCTCGCTGAGCCAGAGTCCGAGTGCGTCGATCTCGTTGAGTCAAAGCCCGAGTGCGTCGATTTCGCTTAGCAAGAGCCCATCCAGTTCTATTAGTCCCTCAGCGTCGGCGTCGCTCAGTCAGAGTCCATCAAGTTCGGTGAGCCCGTCGGCGTCGTCGAGCCTGAGCCAAAGCCCGTCTAGCTCCGTCAGTCCGAGCGCCTCTCTCTCGCTCAGCCAAAGCCCCTCAAGCTCCGTGAGTCCGAGTGCATCGGCGTCACGAAGCCAGAGTCCGTCGGCGTCAGTTTCCCCATCGGCGTCCACGTCACTCAGCCAATCACCGAGCGCGAGTGCATCCCCGAGCTTCTTCTCGTCGGTGTCGCTGAGCGTCAGCCCGTCGGCCAGCGAATCCCTCAGTCAAAGTCCGTCGGCGTCCGATTCTCTCAGCCAGAGTCCGTCCAGTTCATTCAGTCGCAGTCTGTCTCCGTCCCATTCACACTCCGCGAGCGTGAGCCCGTCGGCGAGTGCCAGTCGGTCAATCTCCCCGTCCCCGGCGAGCCCGAACATCGTCGGGACCTGCTGGGTCGACGGCGACACACTCCACTACATCGCGACGGACCAAGACGACTACTTCTTCACCGGGACAGTCGTCGCGAACGAGCCCACGGCGGTCCCCGGCGCGATGTGGGTGTATAGTACCAATCTCTACTACGTGTGCAGCAACCAAGACATTCGGGCGCTGGCGGGAACGCTCGTTGGGCCCGCGGCGGGCGTCGAAATTGGCAACATTTGGATCAACGACGGGGTCCCACCCGCGCAGCAATTACACTTCGTTGGGACGGGCCCGAACGAATTTGCACTGGTATAATAGAATCCCCGCAATCGGCGGAGTCATAAATACAAGAGAGTCCTTATGTCCATTCCTGCAACTCGCGACGATTTCAAAGCGTATTGTCTCCGCTCTCTCGGAGAGGGGGTCATCCAGGTCAACGTGACGGACGACCAGTTAGAGGATCGTATCGACGAAGCCCTCTACATGTTCCAACAGTACCACATGGATGCCGTGGTCAAGGCCTACCTCCCTCACGAACTCACCCCGAGCGTCATGGAGATGACGAATATCTCCAACACGAACGTTGTGAACGCGGGTACGGATGCGTTTGCCAACGGCGAGTATGTGCAGGGTCAGACGTCCCTCGCGATGGCACAAATCATTGCGGCATCCAACGCCTCCAGCAACCTCATTTACTTCACAACGCGCACGGAAAAGAGCGATGCGAATCTGGAGAACATGACGCCGGGCTTCACTGTGGGAGAGATGATTGTCGGGCAAACCACGGGCATGACGGCCAATGTCGCCAATACGACGCTCGGCGACTTCGACCGTGGCTGGATTCCCGTCGTCCCGGCCGTTGTGGCGGTGACGAAGATTTTCGCCCCCTTCGATTCGCGTATGAGCGCGGACATTCTGTTCGACCCGCAGAGTCAGTTCAACATCTCCCTGCTGTCCAATTTCACGAGTAACAGCATCATCCCTTACTATGTGGGACGGAGCTATCAGCAGTTGCTCAACGACATGTTCCGGGGACGTCCCGCGATTCGCTTCCAGCGGCATCAGGGGCGCGTCTATCTCGACCTGAACCTCTATACGACATTCCGCCCAGGCAACTACGTCATCGTGGAATGTTACCGCTGCATCGATCCTGAAACCTATCCGCTCGTATGGGGCGACCGTTGGCTGCAACGCTACACGATTGCACTCATGCGCCGGCAGTGGGGGAACAACCTCAGCAAATACAACGGGATCACGCTCCCGGGTGGCGTCACGCTCGATGGCAAGACGATGCAGCAGGAAGCGGTGCAGGAGATCAAGGACCTGGAAGAAGAACTGAAGTCCACGTACCAAGAGCCCATCGACTTCATGGTAGGCTAACGTGCTAAACCCGAACTTCAATCATTCCAAGAAGCAAACGGAACAGGACCTCGTACAGGACTTGGTCGATGAGTCGATCCAAATCCACGGGATTCAGACGTATTACATCAAGCGGGAATCGATTGAACACGACGGTCTGTTAGGCGAAGACGATCTCCAGACGTTCACGGACTACTTCGACGTGGAAATGTACCTCAAGTCGTCCACGTCATTTCAGGGGCAGTCCGAGTTCATTTCCAAGTTCGGCCTGCACATTGAAGACCAGGCGCTCTTTATTGTCTCGATGCGTCGGTTCCACGAAGCCGTTCCCAACCTCGACCGTCCCCGCGAAGGCGACTTGGTCTGGGTGCAGATGACGGACGCGAATCGCTTCCTGTTCAAGATTCGGTTCGTGGATAACAAGGAACAACTCTTTCAGTTGGGCAAGCTCTATGTCTATGAACTGCGCTGTGAAGTCATGAACTTCTCGCACGAAACGGTGGACACCAACGTGCCCGAAATCGACGGGGTCTCCGAGAAGGAAGCCTACACCATCTCTATCGAAGTGTCCAGCGGAACGGGGAACTTTGTGCCGGATGAATTTGTCTATCAGGGCGCAGACTTTGCCACGGCCACGGCGACGGCCAAATTGCAACACGCGCCCATCAACAACGTCCTCTTGCTCCGCGACGTCACGGGCGTCTTCAGCAACACCGCAAACATCAAAGGGCTCACAAGCAACGCCGAGTGGACGATTACCGGCAACGCGGACCCGTATTCCATCAACGATCCGATTGCGGACAACGAAGAACTGGTCACGACCGCGAACACTGTCGTTATCTCTCGCGGCAGTAACCCGAGATTCAGCTAATGTTTTCGTATTTCAACAATCGTCAACTCCGCCGCTATCTGCTGGCCTTCGGGTCGTTCTTTGACTCGATCTACGTCACGCGGGACGCGCAGGGTGTGGAAACGCAGCGCATTCTCGTCCCCCTGCAATATGGGCCGAAAGAGAAGTGGCTCGTGCGGTTGACGCAGGACCCCGAACTCACCCGCGGCGTCAGTCAAGTCGTCCCGCGCATGTCCTACGAACTGACGGGCGTAGCTTACGACCCCAGTCGCAAACTGAACACCCTGAATCAGCTCAAGTTCCCTTCGATGGAACAATCGAAGATGGCGCGGACGTATGTGGGCGTGCCCTACAACATCACGATCAATCTCTCCGCACTTGTGAAATACCAGCAAGATGGATTCCAGATCGTCGAACAAATCTTCCCGTTCTTTACCCCCGACTTTACCTTTGCCATTCAGACCCTGCCGGACGTCGGCATCGTTGACCAGATTCCCCTGACGCTGAACAGTGTCACACACACGGACAACTATGAAGGCAGCTTTGAACAGCGCCGCGTGATCATTTGGGAACTCAATTTCACGATGAAAGCGTTCTTCTATGGCCCGTCCAAGACTCAGGGGCGCATCGAAGAAGTGCAAGTGGACACCTACAACTCTCCCTACTTCGATCTCACGGAACCGCCGACGTATTTCGCCACGGAAAGCGGCGACTTCCTCACATTGGAAGACGACTCCCTCTTGGCGACAGAAGACACCTCCGATGCGTATCTCACATCGGGATTGGTCTCGCGTGTCGTGGTCGTTCCTGACCCGCTCACCCAGAATCCGTTGGCCGACCCTCTCACGGTCCGCACGACGATTACTAACTATGATGGGGCCGTCAAGCGCGGCCGCAGTGGAACAGACGAACTTGTATGAATACTGACAATGTAAGTGCCATCCTTGGCATCTCCCCGGAACCCGAAGTGTTAGACGCGGCCCCCATTACAGAATTGGTCCCCGTCGAAACGCACGACACGGCTCTCGTGGTCCCTGAGCCGACCGTGAACCCGGATGCTGAACGACTGGAAAAGGACGTCGAATACGGTCGCGAAGGCGTCAAGGATGTGATCACCAAAGGGCGCCAAGCCCTGGACTCGGCGATCCTGTTAGCGCAAAGCGGGGATAGCCCCCGCGCTTACGAAGTCGTCGCCACGATGCTCACCGCTCTCGTGCAAGCCAACAAAGAACTCGTTACCCTCCACAAAATCAAACAAGATGCCACACCAGAACGCTCTGGCGGCGGGAGCGTGGATGCTCCCAACGTCAACATTGAAAAGGCAGTCTTCGTCGGGCGCGCTCAAGATTTGCTCCGCGAAATACGGGAGGCCGCCAAGGCCACTCCCAAAGCACTACCCCCAACGGAATAGCTCCCCGCTATCGTCGGGACTGAGAAAACATTATGGCGAAGTCTAACAAACAACAGGGCGGCTACAACGGGAACATTCTGCTCCCGCTGCCGGAGGACCAGATTGCCCTCTCCGCAGAGGAGTTGTCCGAATACGTCAAGTGTTCGCAGGACCCACAATACTTCATCGAGAACTACGTCAAGATTGTTCACGTTGACGAAGGGATCGTGAAGTTCGCGTTGTACCCGTTTCAGAAAGAACTCATCGACACCTTTGAGAACAACCGCTTCGTCATCTGCAAGCTCGCTCGACAGTCAGGCAAATCGACGGTCGTCGTCTGCGGCTACTTTCTCTGGTACATTCTATTCCACACGGAAGTCAGCGTCGGCATTCTGGCAAACAAAGAAACGACCGCCATTGAACTCCTACGACGCCTCAAGCAGTCATTTGAACTGCTCCCCCGCTTCCTCAAGCAGGGTGTCGTCAAGTGGGACCAGAAGCTCATCTATCTTGCGAACAACTCCCGCGTCCGGGCGGAAAGCACGTCAGCGAGCGCCGTCCGTGGTGACTCCTTCAACATCATTCTCTTGGACGAATTCGCGTTCGTCGCGGAGAACATCGCCACGGAGTTCATGACGTCGGTCTATCCCACGATCACTTCTGGTAAGACCACGAAGCTATTCATCGTCAGCACGCCCGCCGGCTATAACCTGTTCTACAAAATCTGGAACGATGCGACGGAAGGCCGCAACTCCTACAAGACCATCGGATTCACGTGGCGCGACGTCCCCGGACGTACCGCCCTCAACGAGAAGGGTGAGAACATTTGGGAGAAGGAAACCCGCCAGAACATCGGCGAGATGCAGTTCGAACAGGAATTCGAATGCTCCTTCATGGGGTCCGCAAACACCCTCATTCCGGCCTGGAAGCTCAAACAGCTTTCCTACAAGGAACCCGTTGAGGTCCAAGGCGACTTCCGCATCTACAAGAAGCCCGTGCGCTCAGATGGCGAGGCCGACGCGCACATCTATCTCATTACGTGCGACATTGGGCAAGGACAGGGGTTGGATAGCTCGGTCATCAACGTGACGGATATCTCCGTGAACCCCTTCGTCCAAGTGGCCGTCTGGCGGAATAACACATTGACGCCGACGCTACTCGCCCCCATGATTCGGGACATCGGACTCTACTACAACTCCGCCTACGTGTTCATTGAGATCAACATGGAAGGCCACGCAGTGGCAGACATGCTACACAACGACTTGGAGTACCCGAACGTCCTCAAGGTTCTGCCACATCCCAAAAAGGGACAACAGCTTACCGGTGGATTTGGCGCGAACTGCCGCAACGGACTCAAGGTGACAGAAGCGACGAAGCGGATCGGATGCTCAGGACTCAAGACGCTCATTGAGAAGGATAAGTACGTCATCAATGATTACCAAACGCTGCGGGAACTAACCACCTACGTCGTTCATAATACCAGTTATGCCGCTGAGGAAGGGAACACGGACGACTGTGTGGCAACCTTGGTGCTTGTGGGCTGGCTCACCCTTCAGATGGGCTTTGAGAATTACGTCGGCCTGTCCATGCGGAAACTCCTCATGGAGAAGCATGAGCCAGTCTCGTTGGAACTCGGCGCTATCGGAATTATGGGAGACTTGGAGCGTCCGTCCGTCATTGGACAGACCGCCGGCGGCGTTGAGATTGTCGAAGATCACGATTTTTGGCGCAACGATGACGTCGCTCGGGACTTTTGGGGATGATTCTGCCGGTTTGACCTGGCAAAGAGTTTTTCTAAATACTAGTGACTGCCACCCGTGTGTGGCACAATGACCTCCGAATTTTCTATCTTCGCTTCGAAGGAGAGGTAATATGGCTTTTCAGGTTAGCCCGGGCATCAATGTCTCTGAAGTTGATTTGACCGCGGGTGCACAGACAGTTTCCGTGTCCGACGCGGCGTTTGCAGGGCCCTTCGTGTGGGGTCCGGCTCTGGACGCGATCAACATTGCGTCAGAAGACGATCTCGTGCGCGTGTTCGGAAAACCCGACGCGGACAACTACGAATACTGGTTCTCGGCCGCGGCATTCTTGGCCTACTCCGACAAGCTCCACGTGGTTCGTGCGCTTGACGACGCAGCCCTCAACGCGACGACGGGCGCTCGCACCGTCGCGAACGCGGTGGTCGCGACTCTCGGCGGCGCCAACACGAACTGGGTCGTGTCGAACGGCACATTCACGGCCGTGGCGGGACAGACGTTGACTATCGACGGTGAAACGTTCATTGTCGCGACCAGCAGCAACGGCACGTCCTTCGATACCACGACTGCTCCGACCGCCCTCGCGCTCGGCGCGTTCACCGCGAACTCCTCTGTCGTCAACGGCATCATCCTGACTGCCAATACGACGGCGGGACTTGCCAACGGCACGACTGTTGTCTTCGGCGCGTCGGGGAACGCAACGCAGCACCTCATTACGAGCGTCATCAACACCAGCGCGTTCACAATCAACACCGCCGTCACCCCCGCGAACAGCAGCGTGTGGCAGACGGGTCGCAGCCTCAAGACTGTGACGCACTACGGAACGCTCATTCAGAACGCCACCGCGTATGACCAGAGTTTTGCCTCATTGACCAACTTCGGACCGTGGGTCGCGAAGTGGGCCGGCGACCGTGGCAACTCGCTCAAGGTCAGCGTGTGCGCGAGCGCCGCGGCGTTTGCATCCAACACCCTTTCGGGGTCGTTGGCACTGACGACCGGCAACACGGAAGTCACGGGCAATGCGTCCTCTCTGTTCACGACGGAACTCTACGCGGGCGACTTGCTCCGCGTGGGTAGCGAAGAATACCAGATCGCGTCCATCACGAACAACGCACACCTCGTGCTGTCAACGGCCGCTCTCTCCACGTCCAACACAATTTCTGGTGCTTGGCAGCGGAAGTGGGAATACAACAGCCAGTTTGACGGGGCCCCGGGGACCAGTCAGTTTGTCAGCGATCTCAGCGGCGCCAACGACGAACTCCACATTGTGGTGGTCGACGAAGACGGTGAGTTCACGGGCGTTCCCGGCACGGTGCTGGAACGCTATGCGTTCGTGTCCAAGGCTGCTAACGCCAAGGATCAGAACGGCGAAGCGAACTACTATGCCACTCGCGTCAACCGCTTGTCGAAGTATGTGTGGTGGCTCGATGCGCCGACCACGAATACGACGAGTTGGGGCGCGGACGCACAGAGCACCACGTTTGGATCGGCGCTGCTTCCCGAAACCGAATCGTTTGTCGGTGGACAGGCGGATGCGACGAACATCACAGACGCGGACATCGAAACGGCTTACGACTTCTTCCAGAACGCCGACACTATCGACATTTCTCTGTTGATTGCCGGTCCTGCGAGCAACGTCGTGGCCAGCTACCTCATTCAGAACATCGCGGAAGTCCGTAAGGATTGCGTCGTGTTCTGCTCTCCGAACTACAGCGACGTGGTCAACAACGTGGATAACGAAGTGGACGCCATTACGGCGTTCCGCAACGCGCTCCCGTCCAGCAGCTACGGTATCCTTGACAGCGGGTGGAAATACACCTATGACAAGTATAACGACGTGTACCGCTGGGTGCCGCTCAACGGCGACATCGCGGGCATCGCGGCTCGCACGGACACGAACACGGACCCGTGGTACTCTCCGGCTGGCTTCGTGCGCGGCACCGTCAAGAACGTCATCAAGCTGGCGTGGAATCCCAAGCTGGCGGATCGCGACTCCCTCTACAAGATCGGGGTCAACTCCGTCGTGAGCTTCCCACAGCAGGGCGTCGTCCTCTACGGCGACAAGACGTTGCTCAGTCGTCCGAGCGCATTCGACCGCATCAACGTGCGTCGGTTGTTCATCATCCTCGAAAAGACGATTTCGCGTCTGGCTCAGACCACGCTGTTTGAGTTCAACGACGAATACACCCGCGCGGCGTTCCGCAACGTGGTGGAACCGTACCTCGTGGATGTGAAGTCACGTCGCGGCATCATCGACTTCCAAGTGGTATGCGACGAGTCAAACAACACGGCTGAAGTGATCCAGCAGAACCGGTTCGTGGGGGACATCTACGTGAAGCCCGCTCGCGCAATCAACTACATCCAGTTGAACTTCGTGGCGGTCCGCAGCGGCGTGTCGTTCCAAGAAGTCATTGGCGCGCAGTAAGTTCCAGTAACGGACAAGGGAGAACACATCTATGGCTTTCGATCTAAACCAGTTCCGCAACAAGCTCGTTGGGGGCGGTGCGCGTCCTTCGCAGTTTGAAATGCTCGTCTATCCGCCACAGGCGCTCCTACCGACGTCGTACCTGGCGTTCAAAGACTTGCCGTTCTTCTGCTCTATCGCGCAGATTCCAACACAGACCATCACCACCGTGCAAGTCCCTTACTTCGGCCGCAAGCTGAAGTATGCCGGTGAACGGGAGTACCCCGAACTGACCGTCACGATCCTCAACGACGAAGACTACAAGCTCCGTCATGCGTTTGAGGACTGGATGCGCCAGATCACGGGTACGGCCGTCACGACATCAAACTTCAACGGCGGCCTCTGGAATCGTTCCTATGCCGGCAGCGCGGAAGTTGTTCAGCATTCTCGTAACAATCACGGCGGCGGGCCGCAACAGCGGTATACGTTCGTGGGGCTCTATCCCGTGACGTTGGGAGAAATCTCACTCGACTGGAACAGTAACGACCAAATCGAAACGTTCTCAGTCAGCTTCAACTACCAGTGGTGGGAAGTCTCCAACCCACTCGTTGGTATCTAATCATTCTGAACCGGGGATGGGCGGGGTTCGCCCCGCCCGTCTTCCAAAGGTGATAACCTATGCCCCGCCTATTTGGCTTCGAGTTCACTTGGGCTCCGAAGTCCAAGCCAGTCTCTAACGATCCGCGCCCTACGGGCACCCAACTCAGTCCAGTTCCGCCGGAGAACATGGATGGGGCGCTCAACATCCAGTATGGGACCGGCGGCGGCTACTACGGGTACTACCTCGATCTCGACGGCGCCATCGTCGATGACTTCCAGCTTATTAACCGCTACCGCGAAATGCAAATCGTCGCGGAAGTGGACGAAGCGATTGACCAGATCGTCAACGAAATGGTCATCCAAGACGCGGGCCGGATGCCCGTGTCGCTCGACATGGGCTATGTCGATGAATCCCTCCTCGACGACAAACTCAAAATTCGCGTCCAAGCGGAATTCGACAATCTGCTGAAGATGCTCAAGATGCACAAGGACGCCTACTCCGTGGTGCGTCAGTGGTACATCGACGGGCGCCTCTACTACCATTTGGTGGTCGACGAGAAGCGCCCCACGGACGGCATTCAAGAACTGCGTATTATGGACCCACGCACGGTCAAGAAGGTCCGCGAAATCACCCGCAAGCGTCATCAAGAGACCCAGATGGATATTCTGGAAGTCCAGCGGGAATACTTCGTCTTCAATCCGATGGGGTTTGTCGCGCCCACAAACATCTCTGGTGCGACCGGCAGCACAGCCTCCATGCTGCAATACAACGGTGTTAAGCTCACGCAAGAATCCGTCGCCATGGTCACGTCGGGGCTATACGACGCAAACAAGCGCACAGTCTTGTCCTGGCTCCACAAAGCCATCAAGCCCCTGAACCTGATGCGTATGATGGAGGATTCTTGCGTCATCTATCGTGTCGCTCGGGCCCCTGAACGGCGCGTGTTCTACATCGACGTCGGCAACCTCCCGAAGCAAAAGGCGGAACAGTACCTCTACGATATCATGCAGAAGTACCGCAACAAGCTCGTCTATGACGTCGCGACGGGCGACATGCGGGACGACCGCAAGTTCATGAGCATCATGGAAGACTTCTGGCTCCCCCGCCGTGAAGGTGGGAAGGGCACGGAAATCACTACGCTCCCCGCTGGGCAGAACTTGTCGGAAATGGAAGACGTCGATTACTTCCGTCGCAAGCTCTATCGGGCGCTTGGACTTCCCCCGTCGCGTATCGATCAGGGCACGGGCTTCAACATCGGCCGCGCGTCAGAAATCTCCCGCGACGAACTGCGCTTCAGTAAGTTCATTCATCGTCTTCAGATTCAGTTCAACACCCTGTTCGACCAAATCTTGGAGCGTCAGCTTCGGCTCAAGAACGTCCTGACCGAAGAAGAATGGTGGCGCATCAAGGACAACCTGCGCTACAAGTGGCAGCAGGACTCCTACTTCGAAGAACTGAAGTCACAAGAAATCTGGACGTCCCGACTGAACCTGCTCGCGCAGATGGATGCGTATACGAACAAGTATTTCTCGTCTGACTGGATCACCCGCGAAGTCCTCAAGTTCACGGACGACGAATGGGCCAGCATCCGTGAGGAATTCGCGGACGCCAATGGGCTGCCACAACAGACAGACGACGACGGCAATCCCATCGACAGCAATCCCTTTGGAACGGACGAAGACGACGGCGAGAAACTGCCATTTGGTAAGTCTGACGACCTCGACAAGGAAGCGGACGACATCTTGGGGGACGGAAAAGACAAAGAACAGGACAGTGCCAAGTCGCTCATCAAAAACGTCGATACCCTTCTCCACGATGACGAGAAGGACGACGAACCGGCAGACAAGAAGAAAAAGAAGCCGCTTCCGTTTGGCAAAAAGACTAAATAACCGCGAGGCATCCTCCTATGGCGCTATCAGCAAATACTGTGTCCGTTCAGCTTCTTGACGACAATGCGGGTCATGTCGTTGCCAAACTTCAGTTCTTTCAGCATACCGCGAATGCGGGATCGCATGAATCGAGTGTGCTGAAGATCAACGCGGACGCGCTCTTTGGACGGACCCAGAAGCTCGTCGCGACGACGGCGCTCCCCGGCTACGTCTATGCGGGCGATGAAGTGGTCAAGACGTCGAATACCGCCGTCAAGGGCTACGTTGTTACCTGGTCGCCGGCCACGAACACCGCGGTCGTTGTTCTCGCGAACAGTGCGGTTGTCTTTGCGAACAACGATGCGCTGACCGTCACGCGCACGAACTCAACCTTTACTGTCACATCATCCGGGGCCAGCTACACCCCCGCGGCGCTCGCGCTTCGTAGTGCGGCCTGGTCCGTTTCGGGCAACACACAGACTCGTGTCGCACTGGAATGGGTCGGCAACCCCAACACGGAAATCGCGCAGTTCGGCTGCGGCTCGGGCTACATCGGCCGCAACAACTTGGGGACGTCAATCCCCGCCGACGCAAACGCGGCAACCGGTAGTGTGGCCCTCAGCACCTACGCGACTCCCGCATTGAGCGGCTATACCCTCATTGTCGAGTTTACAAAGGAATCTGGTTTCGCCTCACGGGCAGCGCACTAACATGACTCCAAGCTACCAGCGACTCATCGAGACCGTCAAAGCGCAAGACTGGGACCGCGCGGAAGGACAGGTTGCGGACATCCTCGACCAAAAGCTCGCCGAGGTGCTGGTCCGCGAACAGCAGCGTGTCGGAGAGACCATTCTCAAAGAAGCGGTCCCTGGCACGGACGGGACGCCCAACCCCTTCGGAACGACAGGCGCACCATGGTCCAGTCGCACGGACACCATTCCGACCAACTACCTCAGTCGGGCCGGACACGACCAATGGGTGCTGATGCACCAGGGCAGTCCTCTAAACGTCCCCACGTCCCTTGAACGAGTGCGAAAAGTCGCCGCGCAATACAACATCCCGCTTCGGGGCATTCCTGTATGGGAGAAGCGCCGTTTCACACCACTCAAAGAATGGATCGACCCAAGGCCGCCCTGCAAGCTCTGTGGACAGCCTGAGGGTTCGCACGCCGCATTTCCCACCAAAGCGGACTGCACGTATGCCCCGTCAAAAGGTTGGACGCCCCTTTCACAAGACGACGCAAAGCGATTTGGGTTTGACAAACTCTCCGGCGCGAAGCTCCCCCGAGACATCTACCAGAAAATTGCGTCGGTGCGCGAAAGTGTCATCACCGAAGCGAAGATCACCGTCGATATGATCGATAACGCCATCGGCGCGACCCTCGACGCACTCGCGGATCGCTGGCAAGAAGAACAGGAATACGAGAACATCAACAGTTACGGACAGGCGCTCGATAAAGGGCTCCAGTCTATCGGAATGCGGCGCGTCCGAATGACCAAGAGTCCGTTCGGCGTTGTCGCGGCCACTGCGGGCGGGTCGCAGGCGCACATCTATGTCAAAGGTGACCGCATCTTTGTCGTCAAGGTCTAACTATGGCTGATACCAAACAGATCGTCGATGCCCTCAAAACTAAAGACTGGGTCGCTGCTACGACGGGCGTCCAGCAAGTTCTCCAACAGAAGCTCGGTGAGCGTCTGGCCCAGGAACGCAAGAGTCTGGGCGAAAACGTCGTAAAGGACTCTGAATAATGTCCGCGCAGGATATCCTTCAGCATCTCAAGTCACGCGATTGGTCCGCAGCGCAAGCGGCGACCCACGCCGTGCTGTCTGCGAAGCTATCCGAGCGCGTCCAACAGGAAGCGGTCAGTATCGGCGCCGGACTCCTCACGGGAAACTGTCTGACGTCCAGCGCCGACGATGATCGTCGTGTCGCCAATGGCGGCGCCTGCCCCTCCTGCAAAGGGGACGGGGGAACGCGACAAATTGGGGATAAAGGCGTCTACGTCAAGAAGTGCCCGACCTGCAACGGGACAGGCAAACCACTGGATGAAGCCTGGCCCAACGATTTGGAATCGGACATCTATCGCAAGCAAGTTCGTCACCGCTGCAAAGCCTGCGGTAACATTTGGCACGGCCCCACAGACGACATTGAATGCACCAAGTGTCACACGTTGGAATACGACAACAACGTCAACTCCTACAGTGAAGAAGCCCTTCCCCATCACGAAGTCCAGCGCGTCTTTGACGAAACGGGGTCTGTGGGTGAAACCGAACTGCTCTGTGGTATCTCTGATCTGAAAGTCACTGGGAGCGGGGAAGTCGTGTCGTTTGTGGCAGAAGGCTGGCGCCAAGACATTCGGAAAGTCAATACGACGGGAAACTTCTTTCCGATTCCAGACGACCCCTTTAGTCGAAAAACCATTCCGGGGAAGAACGAAACCGCCGAAGCCTCAACCCTTCAGTTCCCACCAGGGCGCTGGCCCGAAACATGCCGGCACAAAGGCATGACGTATGAGTTTCAAGGCTTCACCCGAGGCTCCGATGGGAGCATCGAGTCCGCCAAATACACCGCGGGCAACGGGTACAATCTGACCGTCTTCAACGACTAAGGAACTTCAATGAAACTTATAACCGAATCCCTCGACGCCCAAACGCTCATCGTGGAAGAAGCTGGCGCCAAGGAATACTACATCGAAGGCCCGTTCCTGCAAGCGGAGATCAAGAACCGCAACGGACGAGTCTATCCGCTGGAACTCCTTCAGCGTGAAGTGATGCGGTATACCAAGGAGTTCATTTCCGAGAACCGCGCCCTTGGCGAACTGGGTCACCCCGACGGTCCACAGATCAACTTGGACCGCGTGTCCCATCGCATCGTCGAAATGGCACAGTCTGGGCGGGACTTCAACGGCAAAGCGAAGATTCTCGACACCCCCAACGGGCGCATCGTCAAGGCGCTCATCGATGATGGGGTCAAGCTCGGCGTGTCCTCACGCGGACTCGGGTCCCTCAAGTCTACGTCCGAAGGGGATATCGTCGGAGAGGACTTCTATCTTGCCACCGCTGCGGATATCGTTGCGGACCCCTCTGCGCCCAATGCGTTCGTGCGTGGGATCATGGAAGGGAAAGAATGGGTCTGGCAGAACGGGGCCCTGACAGAAGCGCAGATCGCGCAGTACAAGAAAGAGATCGACGACGCGCCGAAGCATCGGCCGGCCGAAAAGAAGCTCGTGGAAGCAGCGGCATTTGAACACTTCCTTCGCTCCATCCGACTTTCGGTGGAGAACCATCGCAATACTAAATAATACCCGAAAGTCATTTTTGGTAGGATTTCCCCAAAGAGGTAACAATGGCAGACCTAGTTAACCCGACATCAGCACAGCAGCTTTCTCCCAAGAATGGCGAAGCATCGAATCTCAAGGGCGGAAGTTTTGCCACACTTGGAGGCCCGACGTGGGACAACAAGGGCGGCCCGGACGCCTACAAGATTGACGCCTCTCAGGGAGTCAACGCCGATACGACCATTCCGAAGGCCACTGGGTCCGAGCCGACGCACCTCAAGACTGAGGAAGACGACGCGCCGGATGTGGACTTTGGCGACGGCGACAACGACGTGGACGATCTCGACCGCTCGCTCGACGAGTTTGATAGCTCGGACGAAGTGGACGTGGACGTGACCGACGACGATGACGACGATGAAGATAAGCCAGTCTCCGAAAGCGTCGTCGCTGAAGAAGATGAAATCGTCATCAAGAAGGACGACAAGGATGACGACAAGAAAGACGACGACGAGAAGAAAGACGACATCAAGGAAGGCCTCCCGCCCTGGCTCAAGGGGAAGGGCAAGAACAAGAAGAAGCTGAAGGAAGAAGATGACGACGAGAAGGTTCACATCGACGTGGTCGACGGCGACCATGGCGACAAGGAAGTGAAAGAAGAAGACGAAATCGTCATCAAGAAGGACGACAAGGACGACGACAAGAAGGACGTCAAGGCGGAAGCATTCAAGGTCCGCATCAAGATGCCCGACGTCAAGTTGTTCGAATCCGTCAATATGAGCGCCAAGACGCAGAAGAAAGTCGGCGTCGTGTTCGAAGCGGCCATCCGCGACACCACGAAGCAGATTTCCAAGCAATTGGCGGCCCATTACAAGAAGCTCCATGAAGCCAAGATCGCGGAACGCGATGCCGTGATGGCGAAGCAGATGGATGCGTACCTCAGCTACGTCGTTGAGGAATACGTCAAGTCGAACCGCGTGGCGATTCGTCAGTCCCTCCGCAGCCAGTTGGCCGAAGAGTTCTTGACCGGTCTCCAGAAGCTCTTCAAGGAACACTACATCGACGTGCCGGAAAGCAAGGTCGACGTGGTCGCGAAGCTGTCGGAAGAAAACGCCAAGCTCCGCCGTGGTCTGAATGAAGAACACGCCAAGAAGATCAAGCTCCACAAGCTCGCTGAAGCGGCCAACAAAGCCCGTATCGTGGCCGAGTCCGCCCGGGGGCTGAGTGAAGTGTCAGCAGCGAAGCTGATGAAGCTCGCGGAAAACACGCCCTACGTGTCCGCCAAGGACTTCCGCGAAAAGGTGGGTCTGCTACGGGAAAGCTACATGGAATCCAAGGCAGAAGACAAGCAATTGAACCGGCTCGGTGAAGATGATGTTCAGGAACAAGTGGTCGTGTCGAAATCGACTCGTGTGAGCGATGACGCGACTGTGGACGCAGCAGCCAAGGCTCTTTCGACACAGGCTACTTCGGACAAGTGGTAAGGTATTGGCGGCATGACGCCACAAGTTTTCTAAATAGTCATGTTGCCGCGTATCAACAGAACGCGCAAAGTTTCTAGGAGTTAACACCAATGGCAGACCAGACGTTTCTGAGCGAAGAAGTCAAGAACAAGTGGAAGCCGGTCATCGATCACCCGGACGTGGCCCCCATCAAGGAGTCATGGAAGAAGAAGGTTACCACTATTCTTCTCGAAAACACGGCCCGTGAAATTGCGACGGCGCAGCGTCTTAACGAAGACGCGCCTGGCAACTTCGTCGGCGCAGGCATGGGCGCGACCGCAGGGAACATCAAGGGATTCGATCCCATTCTGATCTCCCTCATTCGTCGTTCAATGCCGAACCTGATTGCGTATGACGTGTGCGGCGTTCAGCCGATGACGGGCCCGACGGGTCTGATCTTCGCGTTGAAGTCTCGCTACGGCTCACAGACGGGCAACGAAGCGTTGTTCTATGAGGCCAACACGGAATTCTCCGCGGCCAGCCTCGGGGGAACGCAGGCGGGCGACCAGCCGTCTGTCAACAACAGCACGGGTACGATTGCGAACGACAGCACCTACACCTACGGCACGGGCATGACCACGTTGCAGGGTGAAGCTCTCGGTCCGCAGTTGACCGTCAATGCGTCCGGCTTGATCAGCGGAAACACGGTACACAACACGTACCAGTCCATCCCTGAAATGGCGTTCAGCATCGACAAGGTGACTGTCACCGCGAAGACGCGCAAGCTGAAGGCAGAATACACGATTGAAATCGCGCAGGACTTGAAGGCCATTCACGGATTGGACGCCGAGACCGAACTCGCGAACATCCTGTCGGCTGAAATCCTCGCGGAAATCAACCGTGAAATCGTTCGTACCATCTACTTCGGTGCCGTGGCGGGTGCTCAGCACAACACGGCGTCCGCTGGGTTCTTCAACCTGGATACGGACAGCGACGGTCGGTGGCTCGCGGAACGTTTCAAGGGCATGTTCTTCCAGATCGAACGTGAAGCCAACGCAATCGCGAAGGCGACTCGTCGTGGGAAGGGCAACATCGTCATTTGCAGTTCGGACGTCGCTTCCGCGCTGGCAGCCGCAGACATCCTGCACTACCAGAGCGCCTACGACGCAAACCTGACTGTGGACGACATGGGATCGACGTTTGCTGGTACGCTTCAGGGACGCTACAAGGTCTATGTGGACCCGTATGCTCCGTCGAGCGCGTATCATCACTTCTGCGTCGGCTTCCGTGGAACGTCACCGTATGACGCAGGACTGTTCTACTGCCCATACGTGCCGCTCCAGATGCTCCGCGCACAGGACCCGAACAGCTTCCAGCCGAAGATCGGATTCCAGACACGCTACGGCGTCGTCGCGAACCCGTTCAGCAACGCGGCCGGAAACAGCAACGGCAGCATCGTCAGCCGGACGAACGAATACTACCGTCTGGTCGCTGTCAAGAACCTCATGTAAGACTGAGGACAACCCAACATCGACAACGCCGTGGCTTACCCCACGGCGTTTTCGTTTTTAACGTAGTATTTGGCGTGGTAACATGCCGCACAGAGGCCATTCCCATACAGCGGACGCTTGGGATGACACGACGGAATATGCTTGCGATAGCGCATCCCCTTCCTCCGCGCATTCGCCGCACTCACTCCCGGCTTCCGTATCCCCTTCTGCGCGTCCTGCTGTCTCGCCCGCGTGACTTCGTTGCGGGGGTAGGGGTTACGTCCCTTCAAGGCCAACGAACGTTTCTGGCGCGTTTCTAACGACTGTGAATATCCCATGCCCCTAGATAGTTTCCATCTTGGGTTGAAAAATATCTGGCAGCCTTCGCATCCGATAAATACCCCTTAGTGCGGCTCGTCCATGCCGCCACCCCAAAGGGGTACATCATGCTTACATTACTAGTCGGTCTCGCGGTCTTCGCGTTGTTCTTTCTCTTTGTGCAGCGCGTGATCACGAACGATCTCCTGAAGAACGTCGGGTACGTGATTTTGGCTATCGTCGCGCTCGTTTGGATTCTGCAAACGCTCCCACTGCTCGGGGTACACGTCCCCGCGATTCTCACACGCTAATCAGGAGTCTCCTATGCCGCTGACCGATCCGTTTGTCAATGCCACTGTGCAGGCCCTCTCTGAGGCGCCGCAATCCAACGTTGACGAAATGACTGTCGCCGACGTAGGGGGCTTCAACAATTTCCTTCGCAGTACCATCGTCAACTGTCGCAACTATCCGACAGACGAGATTCTCCAGCTCGCGGCCGCGATTGTGTTCCAAGCGAAAACGCGGCAGCCGGTCACGTCCCCTATCGCGTCGAAGCTCGTGGCCATCGCAAGTCAGCTTGACCGATTGGCAGAACAGGACGTGGAGTAATGTCTGACGAGATTCTCTCTTACATCCCCACGACACGGTTTGCGAATCAGAACGGCCTCCTTGGTAACCACTTCCGCTTCTCCATCGCGGCGCTACCGGACCTGACGTTCTTCGCGCAGTCCATTACGATTCCGTCCATCACCACGGTCACGGCGGACCGGCCGACCCCGTTCATCAAGATTCACGAAGTCGCGGATCACTTGGAGCATAGTCCGCTACAAGTCACCTATCAGCTTGACGCGGCGCTCCAAACGTACCGCAGTCTCCTTTGGTGGATACAGGGCTACGGGTTCCCACACAGCTACGATGAAGTCAAAGAGTTCCGCGAAGCGCGGGCCAAGCAAATCCCGACCCCCTATCCGATAGCGCGGCAACTGGAAAAGACGGAGGCCACGCTTCTGATTCTACAACCAGATACAGATTCCATTATTGCCGAACTGAACTTCGTCGATGTGTTTCCCACGTCGCTTGGAGAAGTCACCTTTGCGGTCACGGACTCGGATGCGCCCCTCTTGACGACCACTGTGACGTTCGCGTGTACCACGTTTGACCTGAAATTCTAACGTCCGGGCCCCCCACTCCCCATGGCCGCCATTACTTGCACCGGTATTAGCCCGACTTCGGGCCCTCGCAATGAGGGCACGACGATCACGGTCTATACGTCTGGACAGGCGATCACGTCAGGATCGTTGCGGTTTGATGGTAACGACTTCGGGGCCACCGTCGTCAGCGGGTCCGAAGCGTATGCGTTCGTCCCCGGCAGCTACTACGAATTTGCGGGCGACTATTATGTTACATTTGTCGATGACATTGAGGGGGTTGCGGACAGTCCACAAACATTTACCGCAGACGCCCTCAATACTCCGTCGGCGTCCGAATCGGCCAGCGAATCGCCCAGCATCTCGTCAACCCCCTCATCGACCGAATCCAGCTCCGTCAGCCCCTCCGCATCCAAGTCAGCGAGTGCGAGCCCCTCAGCGGGCGTCACCACAGACTATCAAACGGCCCTGCTCGCCCTCAGCCCCTCTAACTGGTGGCCGATGGACGAAGCGGGTTCGCCGTGGATGTATGACCTGGTCGGAACGTCGAATGGCCTCATCAACGGCACCCTGTCCTATCAAGTGGCCTCCGCTCGCGGGTGGCGCGCCTACCAGAGCGGGGGGTCCGATGCTTACGTGTCGATTTCTGGTCTCGCGGCGTCCGGGACCACGTTTACTATTGCGGGATTCCTGAAACCCGATAGCTCACAAACCGACAATCTCGGGTCGATTCTGTGGGATACGACGACGAGCTTCACGGGATTCTTCTATAACAAGACCGACAAAAAGCTCGATTATCGCTATAGCGGCGCCTCCCACCAACAGTCGACCGCGCTCACGGACGGGGTCTGGGTTCACTTTGTTCTCTCTGTCAGTGCGGGCACCGGCACGTTCTATATCAACGGGGTCTCCGACGGCACAATCACGGGCGTCCTACAAATGGCGACCCCGAACCGGACCTGGGGCACCAACGCTTCGAACGGACGACTCAAAGGAAGCATGTCCGACCTCTCGTACTGGCCAGGCGTCGCGCTCACGTCAGGCCAAGCGGCCACACTCGCGGCCGCGGGCATTAGTCCGTCCGCGTCACAGAGTCCGTCGAGTTCAGTAAGTCCGTCCGCGTCAATCTCCGCGACGACGAGCCCCTCTAGTTCCGTCAGCCCGTCGGCATCAATCTCTGCCACTACAAGTCCGTCAAGTTCGGTGAGTCCGTCGGCGTCCGGCTCGTTGAGTCAAAGCCCTTCCGCGTCAACCAGTTTGAGTGTAAGTCCGTCAGCGTCCGCCAGTCGTAGTCTGAGTGCGTCGATTTCTCCGTCGGCCGCGCCGGCCGTCGTTACTGTCGCTTACGCAAATGGCGTCGGGGCCTCCAGCGCAAATAGCGTCACGATTACCGTCGATATCGCCGGTACCAACCGATATATTCTTATTCCCGTCGCGGCCCGGACCTCATCGCCCATATCAGTTTCGTCCGTCACGGTTGGGGGTGTCAGCGCCAGTCCCGTTGGGTCGGCGTCCTTTACAAACACGGAATATGTGGAGTATTGGGGACTCGTCAACCCATCCACGGCGAGTGGCGTATCGGTCGTGGTCACACTATCCGCCAATACATCACATTCACTCGTCGCGCAAGCTATTGTCTTGAACGGAGTCGACCAGGCCAACCCGATCCCCACGTATGCAAGTAACTCGGTGTCCAATGGCACCGGCGTCACGCGGGACGTGACCAGCGGTTACACAGATTGTTTGATTGTCTCGTCGTGTGGCATGGCCGACAACCTCGCGTCACCGGCGGCCGGAGGTCACCAGCAAACTCGAATTACCACCTCACGGTTCAAAGTTCCGATCACACACTTTCTCATCACGTCCACACGAGAAGCGCCGGGGGCCGGAACTTACACCAGCGAATACATTTGGGAGTCTTTCGGTAGCACTGGTGTTATGTTGGCCGCCGTGGTGCAACCCAGTACCGTGTCGTCCGCATCGGTCAGCCCGTCGGCGTCGGTCAGTCTCAGTCAAAGCCCCTCGGCTTCAGCGAGCGCGACCACGAGTCCGTCAAGTTCCGTCAGTCCATCCGCCAGTCTAAGTCTGAGTGTCTCGCCGTCAGCATCGATTAGTGCCACAACCAGTCCGAGCAGCAGTGTTAGTCCGTCAGCATCCACATCTCTCAGTGTGAGCCCGTCGGCCTCGATCTCTCTCAGTAAGAGCCCGTCAAGCTCGGTCAGTCCGTCTGCGTCAATTTCCCTGAGCCAGAGTCCATCTAGCTCAGTGTCGCCTTCAGCGTCGATTTCGCTGTCCAAGAGCCCATCGAGTTCGGTGAGTCCATCGGCCTCGATCAGCCTGAGCCAAAGTCCCTCAAGTTCCGTTAGTCCGTCAGCGTCAATTTCCCTGTCCGTCAGCCCATCGGCCAGCAGTTCGCTCAGTAAGAGCCCGTCAAGCTCAGTCAGCCCCTCGGCCTCTATCTCGCTCAGCGTGAGTCCGAGTGCGTCCATCTCTGCGACCACGAGTCCGTCGAGTTCCGTGTCGCCTTCAAGTTCCGTTAGCCCGAGCGCCTCTAGCTCACTCAGCACGAGCCCGTCGGCGTCCATTTCCCTGAGCCAAAGCCCGTCGAGTTCGGTTTCCCCATCCGCCTCGATCTCGCTCTCCAAGAGTCCGTCAAGTTCGGTCAGCCCGAGCGCAAGCGCCTCACTGAGCCAAAGCCCGTCCAGTTCCGTCAGTCCCAGTGCGTCGGTGTCGCTCAGCAAGTCGCCCTCAAGCTCGGTGAGTCCGTCCGCCTCGATCAGCCTGAGCCAGAGTCCGTCCAGCTCGATCAGTCCCTCGGCTTCAGTCTCGCTCTCTAAGAGCCCCTCAAGCTCGGTGAGTCCGTCAGCCAGTATCTCACTGAGCGTCAGTCCGTCGGCCAGTATCAGCTTGAGCGTCAGCCCATCGGCATCGTCAAGTCTAAGCCAAAGTCCGTCAAGCTCGGTGAGTCCGTCGGCCTCAAGCTCTCTGAGTCAGAGTCCGTCGAGTTCGGTTTCTCCGTCCGCGTCAGGCTCGCTCAGCCAGAGTCCGTCGAGTTCGGTCAGCCCGAGTGCGTCGATCTCTCTCTCCAAGAGCCCGTCGGCCAGCACCTCACTGAGCCAAAGTCCGTCGAGTTCGGTCAGCCCATCGGCCAGCATTTCACTGAGCGTGAGCCCGTCGGCCTCTAGCTCGCTCAGCAAGTCACCCTCTAGCTCCGTCAGTCCGTCCAGTTCGGTGAGTCCGAGTGCGTCGATCTCGCTGAGTGTCAGCCCGTCAGCCTCAAGCTCACTCAGCAAGTCACCCTCTAGCTCCGTTAGCCCGTCAAGTTCCGTCAGTCCGTCAGCCTCGATCTCGCTGAGCGTGAGTCCGTCCGCTTCGGCCTCATTGAGCCAGAGTCCGTCGAGTTCGGTCAGCCCAAGCAGCAGTGTCAGTCCGTCCGCGTCGATTAGTCTGAGCGTGAGTCCCTCAGCGTCCGCGTCGTTGAGTCAGAGTCCGTCCAGTTCAGTGAGTCCGTCTAGCTCGGTCAGTCCGTCGGCCAGTCTGTCGTTCACATTCCAGTCGTCCGCGTCACTCAGCCAAAGTCCATCGGCCAGTGCCAGCCTGAGCGTCAGCCCGTCCGCGTCAGTCTCCCTCAGCCAAAGCCCATCGAGTTCTATTAGTCCGAGTGCGTCAATCTCGCTGAGTGTGAGTCCATCGGCATCCGTTTCACTCTCCAAGAGCCCGTCAAGCTCGGTGAGTCCGTCGGCCTCTATTTCCCTGAGCGTCAGCCCGTCGGCGTCGGCGTCATTGAGTCAGAGTCCGTCGAGTTCAGTATCGCCGTCCGCGTCGATCTCCCTCAGTGTCAGCCCGTCGGCATCGACCTCGTTGAGCCAAAGTCCGTCGAGCAGCGTCAGCCCGAGCAGCAGCATTAGCCCGAGTGCAAGTGCGTCCCTCAGCGTCAGCCCCTCCGCGTCGAGTTCACTCTCCAAGAGCCCGTCAAGCTCGGTGAGTCCGTCGGCGAGCCTGAGTCTGAGTGTCTCGCCGTCAGCCTCAAGTTCGCTGAGTAAGTCGCCCTCTAGCTCCGTCAGCCCCAGTGCCTCGATCTCGTTGAGCCAGAGTCCGTCCAGTTCGGTGAGCCCGAGTGCCAGCATTTCGTTGAGCCAGAGCCCGTCAAGCTCGGTGAGTCCGAGCGCATCGGCGTCCTTGAGCCAAAGTCCGTCCGCATCAGTCTCGCTGTCCAAGAGTCCGTCGGCGTCCGCATCCCTGAGCCAGTCGCCGTCGTCGTCGGTCTCACCGTCCAGCAGTATCAGCCCGAGCGCCTCCACGAGTTTGTCTGTGAGTCCCTCGGCGTCCGCGAGCGTCAGCCCCGTCATGGTTGACGTCCCCCCGGTGTCGGACGTGGCGACGGGCAGTTGGACCCCGTCCACCGCGCTGGCGCCCCTCTATTCAATGGTCGATGAAGGTACCCCCAACGATACGGACTATATTCGTTCAGGGGCGGCCCCGTTCCATGATCGTGTCGTCTTCAAGCTCGGCAGCATGTATGACCCGCCGGCCGGGGACGTCTATCTGCTCATTCGTCATCGGGATACACCGTAATGGCTTTTACGTCCCCTACTGCTCGTGGCCAGGCCAACAGCACCGCGTCATCGACGACACTAACCGTTACGCTCAATGCGAACGTCGTCGTCGGGAAGCTGCTGATTGCCGGGTGTGTGTCCGCGACCGTGGGGGCGCCGGCGAATGGCGCGACGACCACGCATACAGTTTCCGACCCACAACACGGCAACTGGACCAGACACGGAGAGTATTCGACCGGCAACGCGACGTCGGGTGCGGGCACTACCGTGTCCATCCACTCAAAACTCATTACCACAGAAATCAAGACGTCGAACCTTGTCACCCTGACGACATCGGGGAACGCGACCGACAAGGAAATCGGGTTGATGGAAGCGTCGTATAGCGGACAAACGGTCGCACTCCAAGAAATTGTGGCCGGCGCCGCGAACGCCATTACCGTTTCCTCGTCCACGTTGCCCAGCGACGAATACTTGGCCTTCTATGTGGGCGGCGCCCGCGGGTCGGACGCCTCCAAGGGCATCTCCGGCGTCACGGAACTGTATGACACCCGCTCGGGCACGGGCACGAACACGGCCATGCACATCGGACAGAGTGTATGGACGGGAACGAACCTCACCGCGACGTCATCGACGTGGACCTATACCATGGGCCGCGTCCTTATGGCGCAGTTCCGTGAAC